GCAAAGGAAATGTTTGAAGTAGATTCATTGATAAGAACAATTCATATGGAAATGGATAGCGTTGCGATGGATTTTAATAGATTGTATATAGATGCACAGCGGATTAATAATGGTAGTAATTGATGATTGAATTTATCGTTGGTCTTTTCTTTGGATATGTTATTAGTGGGGATATAGGAGAACCTGTGCCATCTCAGGTAATCACTTATTCTGATAGTGGTAGGGTAGTTAAGATCTATAGAACAAGCGCATTTGCTTATAGATATTATCCCGATTCTTATGCGATTGGCTGGAATACAGATAATTATAATTACTTTGAAACTAGATACCAACCACCAAGAGTTTACTCTAAGAGCGTAGTAATAAAAAGAAAACCTAAAAAGCCTAGTGGTGAATTTAGAAGAAAAAAGGGTGGAGGAAAAGGTAAAAAGAAGTGAGTGGCGGAAATATAATTCCAATATTAATTATATTTGCAATATTCGGATACTTAATGTATTCAATAAATAAAACAAGATGAAAAAAGGAATTAGTGAAGACGCTCAAATCCACATCTCGATTGCATTTCTTATTAAAGCAATGGTCGCAGTCGCTTTGGTTGTTGGAAGTTGGTATCAAGCTCAAATGAGATTTGCATCCATTGAAGTTAGACTAAATGATATGCATGAAGAATTAGTTGTGTTAACTTCCAAAGTACATCAAATGGAAAAAGAACACATAAAAGAATTAGAGACACAAAAAGTGGCTCTTGAAGAAGAGAATAGAACCCTAATGCAAAGACTAGGGTTAAAAAGAAAATAAGGAGATACAATGGCTAAAAAAGAAAAAGAAAAGTCAGTAGTAAAAATAGATGATAAAGATTACGATATTGAATCTTTATCTGACGAGCAAAAAGTAATGGTCAACCATGTAGTAGATTTAGATAGAAAGCTTCAATCAGCTGAATTTAATCTAATACAACTAAGGTTTGGGAAGCAAGCGTTTGTAGACGCTTTAAAAGCTTCTTTAGAAGAAAAAGGTGAAGAGAAGCAAGACCAGTAAAACAATGGATAAAGTCATAGTCTCGGCTATGTTTATTTTATCTGTAGTTATTGCTTTTAGCATAAGGGAAGATATGCATTTACAGGTGTCTCTTGTAGCCCTGGTAGTAATCGGATTAAAAGCAACCAAGAAAGTATTAGATGATTGAAACATATGCCGAGTATGGCGCTATAGGGGTTATCGTCTCTTTGTTTGTTATGATGATAATGAATTTAATAAAGAGTCAGAAGACACAAAATGAAGATTTAGACCAGATTAGGCAGGCGATTGCAAAGTCAGAGACTAAGATGTCTAATGTTGAATCTATTGTTTTGAAGATGTTAGACAGATGGAATAAATCTGATGATATTAGTCAAAGACATAGAGAAGATATAGTCCGCGAATTAAATGACGTGACAGATGATTTAGCTTATTTAAAAGGTAGAATCAACGGCAAGGCATGATGAGCGTGAGCGACTACAGAAACGAGACCACCGCAAAGCTTGTTAAGCTAGACGAGAGACAGATAAGTATTTTTAAAACTTTGCAAAGAATTGAAAAGCATTTAGAAAAATTAAATGGACAAACAAGTAAGAATAGTGACGCGATCATTATGTTTAAGACATGGGGTTCTGCTGCGCTGTTTATTGTTCCTATTGTAGTAACATTAATAATGAGGTTAATACCATGATTGATTGGATTCAAAGTAATTGGATGAGTGTTGTAGGTACTGTCGCTGTAATTGGCGGAGGTATGTATATACCATTTGTAAGAGGATTAGTTTTAACTGGGTTTAAAACAATGATTAGCGAAAAAGTTGTAAAGAAAATCGCTATTCAAATAGTTGAAAAACTTGTTAAGTCTAGTAAGAACAAATTAGACGATGTTTGGTTTGCTGAATTTAAAAAGAAAGTAGATAATGCCTAGGTTTAGTACAAAAAGTAAATCTAAACTTCATAGTTGTGACGAAAGTCTTATTGATTTATTCAATGAAGTGGTTAAACATTTTGATTGTATGGTCTTGGAGGGGCATCGTGGTAAAGAAAAGCAGAATGAAGCTTACGAAAAAGGAAATAGCAAACTTAAATTTCCTAATGGTAAACACAACAAAACTCCTAGCGTTGCTGTTGATGTGGCTCCCTATCCTATTGATTGGGATGACCGTGATAGGTTTCACTACTTTGGTGGATACGTTCTTGGCGTTGCGTCGCAAATGGGTTTAAATATTCGTTGGGGCGGAGACTGGGATCAGGATACTGAAACCAAAGATAATAAATTTGATGACTTAGTACACTTTGAGATTAAGGGATAATGCCTAAACAATTTAAAACATATACACGTTTTGAAGGTGGTTTAAATACTAAGACCAATGCTCGCTCTATTAAAGATAACGAACTAGCACAAGCTAATAATGTTATTGTAGATGAGTTTGGGTTGGTAAAAAGTTGTGGTAAAGTTACCGATAACACAAGTGATTATGATGCGCCAAACGTTACTGCTCAATGTCAAGGTGCTACAGGATTATTCCAAGCGACTGTTGATGAAAATGCATCTGGAACTGACGGTTCTTATGTTAAGACTTTTGTAGGTGATGCTGGTGATGGGAGTACAAATGTTACAGTTGATGTTATTTACGATGATGGATCTTGGTCAACACCTATTGACCTTGGAGCTAATACTGGTGGATATAGAGGAAGATTGATTTTTCACACAGCAAATGGAGCTATAAGGGTATGCGATCAAACAGAGGAAAATGTATCTACTAAAATAAAATGGTATGGATATGTAAATAGAACTTCAGGGGTAAGGCATTTAGAGTCTGCACAGCATTGGGAATCAACGGATGCATATTTAGCTCCACCTACTTATGGTGCAGTGGCAAAAAATCTTGGAGCTTATAATGAAAATGATGCTACTGGTAGTTCGAGTGCTACAACATTATATTCCCAGCTTACCGATTCATTTGAACATCTTGGAGCAGATGACCTTGACAATCATCTTGTAGCAGATTTAACAGATGAGGGGTACGGAACTATAAGTGCAGTAAATGGCCATGAGCAAATAACTTTCTCTACTCTTACAAATAGCGCAAATTTTGATAATGGTAATCATTATTGCATAGCTCCTCCACGCGGAACTGGATTCAATATATCTGTAGATACATCTACAGATAGTGATTCTGTGCTTGCAGAAGGTAGTTACCAGTTTGCTACTACGTTTATATATGATGGAAATCAAGAGTCAATGCCTTTTAAATGTAAGGGGCATGTAGAGATTCCTAGTAATGGATATCCGAACAGCGTTTCAGTTCATTTTTCAAATAAAGCTGGTAATACAGGTGATACATATAATCCAAGAATAACTGGTGGAAGAGTCTATTGGAGAATGACAGGTGATACTACATCTACTGCGGATGAATCTAACGAGCCATGGACTTTATTTTTAGATATTGATTTTAAAGATGGCGTAAGGCCTACGCTTACTACATCATATGCCGCATGGAAAACGGATGGAACTCCATCACAGAGATGGCAAGGCTTTGTCAATGCTGAAGATATGCAGGAATGGGGGCCAGGTAGAGTTAATGGGAAATTGACAGATACATTTGAATCGTTAAACGGATATCCCGAGACAGTAGCTTTTAATTGTATTGGTCAAGCTGGAGAAAAATATCAAACATCAGTAGTCTCTAACGGAAGAACTTTTATTGGTAATGTAAAAAGATATCTTCAGGATGGGTTGCTTACTAAGCAGGCAGATAGTATATATTACAGTGAAGTCGGAAGACATGATGTAATACCTCTTACAAATTTTTTAAAGCTTGGGGCAAACGATGGAGAATCTATTGTAAAATTAGAAGCTTATGCGGATAGATTACTTGTTTTTAAAGAAAAAACTTTATATATAATCAACATAAGCGGAGGATCTGAATCTCAATGGTTTTTAGAAGATGAGCATAAAAACAAAGGTGTTCTTTTCCATTCTGCCGTAGCTAAGACAGAAGACGGTATCGTTTGGGCAAATAAAAATGGTCTTTATTTTTACAACGGAAATAAAGTTATTAACTTGCAAACTAAAATATTAGACAAAGATTGGAGTGACTTTGTAACTACTGGAAGTCTTGTAGGTTACGAGCCAACGCATAAACATATATGTGTTATAAGGGCATATTCTGCTGGACATGGCACTACTGGAGGAACCGAGGGAGATGCTTATATATATAGTTTTATTACAAATAGTTTTACATTCATAGAAGATATGGTTGATAATTTACAAATGTCAAACATAATAGTTGATGCACATAATAATATGACAATGATGGTCGGAACGGATGAATTAGAATCTTATGATGGAGAACCAGATAGTATATCTACTTTTGACGTAAAGCTAAAAGATGACGACTTTGGCTTACCTAATATAGTAAAAAAAATATATGGTGTTACGGTAGAGTATGCTAGCGGAGCATCTAATAGTAATGGTCTAAAATATTTTTATACAAATAGTAGCGGGACTAAGCAGGGAACAGCTAATGCTGGTGATTTAGCTAGTACAAGTAATGACCTAGATGTAAATAGAATTACATTTGGTACACCACTATCAGCTTCCTCTTTCCAGGTTCAGTTAGATTTAGATGGTACTAGCGTTAATAAGATAAATAGCGTAGGTGTTGAATATAGGGCTACAAAAAAGAGAATTACCTAATGTCGTATGATAGGGAAAAAAGAGTTACGGTTAACTCTAAGGGTAATAAAAAGTTTTTGCAAAGCGTTGTACCAGCTAAGCAATCAGGTGATAACGGAGATGAAAGAATTATTAAAACAGCAGATGGCAAGCTTCGGCTTTATAGAAAAGAATTAGGTACTTGGTACTATTTAGAATTTACAAGGAGTTAATATGACAATTGAAGAACTACTAGCAAGAATAAGATCCGAGGGGTCGGGCATGCGAGAAGCTGGC